ATCGTCGAGCAGATGGCACCGCCTGCCAATGCAGTGGGGTTGCTCACTGCGGATGAAGTGCGGCGCATCATCGAGGAGGCCGCTAACCGTGGCGCAATGGCTGGCTGGGCCTGCGCGATGCGTACAAACGAAAACCGCACAAAGGATGCGCCATGAAGATTGAAAAGAATATCCCGATGCCTAAGACGTTTCCTTTCGATCAAATGGAGCCGGGCGACTCGTTTGCGATCCCTAATGAGATCGGTAGAAACCGAGTTTCTGTCGCAGCGTACAGGCACAGCAAGATCAACAAGACCAAGTTCTCCGTCAAGATGATGCCAGACGGCACGATCAGATGCTGGAGGACGAAATGAGCATTGACGCAATGAAGCAGGAGCCGGTGGCGTGGATGCAGTCAGACGAGGTGCATATATCGCTGTGGAAAGACGATTACCACAACATACCGCTTTACACCACCCCACCCGCAGCACCTGTGCAGGAGGCTGACGCCTACGGCCATGCAAAGCGCCTTGCTGAAGCTATTTGGCAAAAGCACTATAAGGCCACCGCACCGCAGTGGAAGCCGTTTGACGACCTGATAGGCGTACTCACGCAGATTGACAACATGACCGCAGGACTGACCGCACAGCCAGCACAGCGCAAGCCGCTGACGGATGAGCAGATTGAATCAGGTCGTCGCGTCCTTTCGTGCTTTGATTTTGATTTATTTATGGCGGGCGCTCGATTTGCAGAAGCCGCGCACGGCATAAAGGAGAAGAACACATGACCCGCGACGACATCATCCGCATGGCGCGGGAGGCAGCGGAATACGCCGACACTCACACAGAAGATGTGGAGCCAAACGATGATGAGTGGTCTGCGCTAAGAGACAAACGCTTTGCCGAACTTGTTCGTGCTGATGAGCGCGAGGCGTGTGCGAAGGTGTGTGAGGACAAAAACACTTTGTTGGCTTGGCCGACATACGCCGCCGCCATCCGAGCAAGGGGGCAGTCATGACCAATGAGCAAATCGCAACGCTCTGGCGCGAGCATCAGGAGGTGCATTCATTCGCTAGGACGATTGAATCAATCGCGGCGCAGGAAGCGCGTGATGCGTGCGCAGCACTGCTTGAAGAAAACGCGATGCACGCGACAAACCCTCTGTTCCGCAACCTGCTGCAAGCAAACGCCCAGGCCATCAGGGACATCGGCAAAGACGAAATGCCACTATTCGATGACTGGGGATGCCCGCCTTGCAATAACAAATGCAACCAGGGCCGCGAGTGTCCTGCGAGGAGCAAATGACAGACACCAAAAGCAGCCGGCGCATTGCCCAGGTTAGGGCGCTTCTACACGCAAACCCCGACGGACTCACAGTCAGCGAGATCCTTGAGAGGATACCGTCAATGTATCAAGCGCATCTGGCTCGCATTCTGCGGGCAATGCCTGACTCTTACATCGACAGGTGGGTGCGAGGGAAAACACCGGGAGCGCATCGAGCAGTGTGGTGCGTGATAGTGCCGCCAGAAGATTGCCCCAGGCCATATCGGTCAGACGAGTCAATAAGGAGAAAGCGCAAATGAACGACGAAGAAAGACAGACCCTCAGAAATCACATCATCTTCCTGGGCACGAAGCTAGAGCAAGAAAGGAAAAGCAGCATGGCTAAGAGCGAGCTTCTGCGCCGCCTGCTGGACCGCGAAGACCTTGGATGGGCAGTCACTGACGAAGTGAGAAGCCTCGCGTACCAGTGCCTAACAGATGAGTATCTGCAATCGCGTGAGAAGGAAAATCGCCATGATTGAGCTACGCCCGTCGGCAGCAGATCGCTGGATTGCCTGTCCTGCCAGTGCAAGGCTGTCTAAGGACATACCGCCAACGCCTAGCGGGGACGCGGCGCAAGCTGGCACAGCCATTCACGCGCTGGCTGAGGACTGCTACCAGTTCGACGATGACCCGATGAATCACCTCGGCGCAACCGTCGAAGGCGTGAAGCTCGCAAAGTGGCACTGCGATATGGCAGAGGATCACCTGCAATGCATCAAGGACATTGAGGATTTCGTCGGCAGGTACAACGTCAGAATCGAGTCCAAAGTCTCCTACCTCGAGAGCGATGAAATCAGGTTGCGAGGAACGGCTGACGTTATCGGCGTGTCAAAGGACAAAAAGGTTCTCATCGTTGCCGACCTGAAGACAGGCGCTAACTACGTCGATGAGGACAGCAATCAACTGAAGGTCTACGCGCTGGCCGCGATCAAGTCGATGAAGCTCAACGAGATCGAAAAGATCGAGCTACAGATCAACCAGCCTCGCGCTGGTGGTGTGCGCATTCACGTTATGGACATCACTGATCTTCGCAAGTGGGAGCATGAGCAACTTATCCCAGCGATCTACGAAGTGATGGACACGCAGGCAAAACCAAAGCCTTCAGAGAAGGCTTGCCAGTACTGCCCAGCAAAGCTGACATGCCCTGCGCAGCAGGAGTCATTCGATGTCATCGAGGCGCAGCCCAACATCACCGCGATGACGAAGGATGAGATCAATCAGGTCATGGTCACGCTTTCCGATGAGCAGGTCAGCAGCCTCCTAGATCGCGCACCTATCGCAGAGTCATTCATCGACGCGCTGCGCAAGCACGCCCTAGAGCGCATGAAGGCCGGGGGCACGCTGCCGGGTTGGCAGCTCGCGCCCAAGCGGGCAGCGCGCAAGTGGGGCGATGAGCAGAAGGCAAAGCAAGCCCTGATCGATGCAGGAATCAACGCAGATCAACTCTATTCAACAGAGTTCATCTCACCCGCAGCAGCCGAAAAGCTGCTGCCGAAAGAGCAAAAGGCGATTCTTGAAGAGCTAACCGTTAAGGAAAGCTCGGGAATCACTATTGCAAGGGACGCAAGCCTGCGTCAATAATGCCCGCTCTGGGCGAAACCTCAACCTTTGAAAGCGAAACGCAAAATGCTTAATCTATCTTCTGGCGGTGGCAATGGGAACTTCATCCGGTTCTCGCCTCAAGCGAATGCCTGGACGAACTCCCAAGGAGAAGAAATCCAATTCAAGAAGGTCATCTTCGATGTTGACAATGTGCAAACCGGGTGGCTCCTGCTCGGTGTAGGTGTACGCGATTGGCAACCCGATGCAGCCGTAGGCCGCAAAGGTGCGCAGCCGACACCGGAACATAAACGCGGCTTTAACGTCACGTTTTACAACAAGCAACTCGGCACCTGCGAGTGGTCATCGAACGGCGTAGGCCCGAACATGGGCCTTGAGCAGCTTTACGTTAAGTGCATGGAGGAGCGCAAGGCGCTGCCGCTTAACGAGTCTCTGGTTCCGGTGTGCGAGTACAAGGGAAGCAAGCTGGAGAAGATCGGCAAGGGCACTACGCGCATCCCTCAGTTCGATGTCGTCGATTGGATCGCCCGGCCTGCGGGTATGGATGCCGGCAGTGTCGAGGAAGTCGCAGCACCAGCACCAGCACCAGCACCTGCGCCTGTGGCGAAGACGGCGGCGCAGCGGGCTGTCGAGGAAAACGATGACGAGATGTTCTGACGTTAAGTCTTGAGGAGGCCGGGGCCAGTTGGTCCCGGTTTTTTTGACTCTGAAAAATGAAATTCGGATCTGTTTGCTCTGGCATTGAAGCCGCATCAGTTGCATGGGAGCCGCTAGGCTGGAAAGCCGCGTGGTTCTCGGAGATTGAGCCGTTTCCATGCGAGGTGCTGAAGCACCACTACCCTGATGTCCCCAACCTGGGGGACATGACAACGCTGCCTGAGCGTATCCTATCAGGCGAGGTTGAAGCCCCAGATCTGTTTTGTGGCGGGACACCATGCCAAGCCTTTTCAGTCGCTGGCCTGCGCAAGTCCTTGGGTGATGCTAGGGGCAATCTTTCTTTAACTTTTTGCGAGATAGCAAATGCAATCGATGACACTCGACTTGTTCGCGGATTGCCCGCCTCCATCGTATTCTGGGAAAACGTCCCAGGAGTCCTCAGCACAACCGACAATGCCTTCGGATGCTTTCTCGCAGCGCTCGTCGGGGGTGATGAGCCACTTAATGCGCCCGACGGTTGGCCGAATGCGGGTTGCGTTGATGGACCCCAGAGAAGTGCAGCTTGGCGCGTCTTGGATGCCCAATATTTCGGAGTGGCCCAACGACGCCGTCGTGTGTTCGTTGTCGCAAGTGCTAAAGACGGGTTCGATCCCGCAGCGGTTCTTTTTGAGTTCGACGGCGTGCGCCGGGATTCTGCGCCGAGCAGAGAAACGCGGCAAGCAGTTGCCACCACAGTTGGAACAGGCGCTGCGATCAGTGACTACGATGTCGCAGGAACACTTGACAAAGGAGTGCCAGGACGAGGAATAGGGCACAACGGCAATTACGATTCACAAGTTGTTCCAATCATAAATGCTGCAATCAGTAGCGGTCACGGGTACTGGGTTGATGCAGCAGACAGAGCGGCAACCTTGAGAGCGCAGGACAGCATCACCAAAGCCGACACGCTACTTACCCAGCCAATCGCCTTGCAAGATGTAACTACCCGCGAGAAAGCACAGAACGGCAAGGGCTGGAACGACGATGGCACTGCGTACACGGTGGACACTCATGCGACTCAGGGGGTGGCGCAGCCGATTGGTATTTTCCAAGACAGCGAGTTTGGCGTGGCTCAATATGACAGTGCTGGTACGCTGCGTGCTGGTCGCATACCTGAACACCAGATGGTGATGCAACCCATCTCCTTCCACCCAACGCAAGACCCGATAAGTAGCACGGACGGCACGACTCACGCGATGGGCTGCGGGTCTAGCGGTGGAACTGCAACAGTAGCGGTGGCGCAGCCATTAAACATCTACGGCGGCAACAAGCGCCAAGATCGACCAGAAGGTGGGTTCTACGTTCGCATGGACGAGGACACCAGCAAGACGCTGGACGCAGCCAGCGGATTGAATCCGACCTGTTCGCAGGGCGGCACGGCGGTGATGCAGCCTATGGCTTATAACATCGCACCGGGCAAAGGGAAATTAAAAGATGACATCCATGTCACAGATGCCAATATTTCAAAAACCATTGATGCATCTGGTAGTAACCCATCCATGCATCAAGGCGGCGCAGCAATTGTTCAGACAATGGCCGTGCGCCGCCTGACGCCCGTGGAGTGCGAGCGCCTGCAAGGCTTCCCCGATGGCTACACCAACGTACCTTGGCGTAAGAAACCTGCAACTGAGTGCCCTGACGGGCCGCGCTACAAGGCGCTCGGGAACTCGTGGGCGGTTCCTGTGGTCAGGTGGATCGGCAAAAGAATAGAGACGGAGATCAAATGCAAGCCGAAGAAATAGCAAAAACCCTGGGCAACGCCAAGAAGGTCAACGGGCAATGGCTCGCCTCCTGCCCAGTGCCAGGGCATGGCAGAGGCAATGGAGACAAGAACCCGTCACTGTCAATCAGTGATGGCACAGACGGGAAACCCTTGTTCCACTGTCACGGTGGATGCGATCAGGGAACCGTCTTTAACGTGATGCGCGAGAGAGGAATGCTGCCCGAGCTAGAGCAAAGGCCGGAACCCTTGTCTCTCATCAAGCCGATGGTGGCAAGCCGTCAGCTTGAGCATGAGTGGAACTACACCGACGAGGAAGGCGTAGTCCTATTCATCAAGCAGCGGTATAGGACAACGGACTCCAAAGGCAAGGACTACAAGCTCATCAAGGTGGACGAGGCAGGCCGCAGACACGCGGCAATGGGCGATGCCAGGATCGTTCCGTACAAGCTGCCCGAGCTGCTCGACGCGATTAGCAAAGGCCGTTACGTCTATCTGACGGAGGGCGAGAAGGCGGCAGACGCGATCATCAGCCTAGGCTCTGTCGCCACAACGTCTCACGCTGGCAGCGGATCATGGCCGGAGGCTATCACGCAATACTTCGCAGGGGCAAACGTAGTCATCCTGCCGGACAACGATCAGCCCGGCTGGAAGTACGCCAGGAAGGCCGCAGCCAAGATACTGCCGGTAGCCAAGTCGGTCAGGATCATCGACCTGGGTGGCGATGACCTGGGCGACGATGCCTACGAGTGGATACACCTGCAAGGCAAGACGCGGCAGGATCTCGCCGATCTGGTCAAGGGGCAAGCCCCAATCACCTCGGAGCAGGAGATCAGGACGCCAGAGCGCCTCAAGGAAAAGCCACCAGAGGCAGCAACGCCGGCTACGCCGGCAGAGCAAACCCAAGCAACGCCAAAGGCAACAGACGCGCCAGATGCGAAGCAAAAGGCGCAGCGTAGAGCCATCACGCTCGAAGCATGGGACGAAATCAGGGATGAGCCTGTCGAGTGGCTTGTCGATAAGGTTATCCCTAGAAATGGTTTCGTAGCGCT